GGTGCCCCACCCTCCGGCCGCGCCGCCGGGGATGGGGCCACCGCCGCTGCCCTGTCCGAAGACCGGCGCCGCGCCCATGCCGAGCAGTCCGCCGAGCCTGCCGAGCGCGCCACCGCCGGAGGCGCCTCCACCGGCCAGCGAGACCCGCGTGCCGGTGAATAACTGCATCAGCATCGCGGCGACGCGCGAGGAGACTACATCCTTGATGGCCGTCAACAGTGCGGTCTTGAGCGAGTTGCCGATGGCCGACCAGATGGACTGCGACTTGGTGAGCAGCGCATCGAAGACACCCTCGGCCTGGCGCTTGAAGGAATCGAAGATGCGCTGGTTGTGGTCGCGCACCAACTGCGCCTGGCGGATCGCCGCAGTCTCTCGCGCGCCCTGGATCGCGGCGTCGGTGCCCTCCTGCTGGAACCGCCGGATCTCATCCCGCTGCGCGGTGAGTTCTGCAATGCGCGCCTGGATTTCGTCGGCCCGATAACCGAGCCGCTTCAGTGTCGCCTCTTCCTCGATCACCATTCGCGAGGTTTCGAGATCGAATAGCCGCATGCGGATCTCGTGTACCCGGGTGAGGTACTCGATCTCGATCGCCGCCTTGCGCTGCTCGACGGCAACCTTCTGCTCCAGCGTCTGCGCATTCGTGACATCCAGCGCCCGCAGCTGGGCCTCGCGCGTGATCCCGGCCCGCTGCTCCTCGATTCCGAGCATCTGCTCCAGGTGATCGAGGTTGCGCTTCGCAATCTCCTCGTTGTAGGCCAGCCGCTGGCTGAACAGGTGCGACTCGATCTCCAGCCGGCGGCGCGCGGCCTCTTCTTCCGCGGCCAGATACTCGGCGAGGTTCTTTCGGTTGGTTTCCTGGACTTCCTTCTGCCAGTTCGCGAGCCGCTCACGAAGCTCGCCAATGACGTTCTCCCACGCCTTGCGGGTGAGAGCGATCCGCTGCTCGTTGCCCCGCTCGTCCACGAAGGTAGTCCACTTACGGATCTGTTCCTGGACCTCGGCCACATCCCGCGCGAATCCCACGAGGCCGCGCCGGCGCGCTTCCTCGAGCGCGCGTGCGCTCTCGCGCTCCACTTCCAACTGGCGCTTTCGGATCTCGGCCGCTCGCTTCAGTGCTTCGAGGTCTGGTTCCGGTGACGTCTTGATGGTCAGCTTGGGCCCTTCATATTCGAACGGCTGCTCGCCAGGCAGCCACCTTCTACCGCTGATGAGTTCGCGGATCTGGTCGTCGGTCAGCCCCTGCTTGCGAAGGGCACCGACGCTGGTCCTTCCGCTCAGCAGATCCTCGCGCAGGGCCTTCCGCTGCATATCGTCGAAGCGAGCCTGAAGTTGATCCTGGGTGTCCTTCCACTGCGAGTAGATGGCGAAGCCCGCGCCCACCACGCCCACCGCGAGCAGGGCGTATGGATTGATGCTCGCGACCTGGAGCGCCGCGATCGACTTCGCGAGCGCCATGATCTTGTCGGCCAGGGCATAGGTGGCCAGTACGCCAGAAACCCACAGCGCCACTCTGCCGAAATCTTCAAGCAGGTCGGTGTTCTCCCGCAGCCACCCGACCAGGCCGCGCAGGTTGCCGATCAGCGCCTTGAAGTCGTCCTGGAAATTGGCTCCGATCTCCTCGCGGAGGTTGTTGAACTCCCGCCGCAGCGCGCCCAGTTGGCCCTCAACCGTCTGCGCGGCGGCCGCGTGTGCGCCCTGGATCTTCGCGCCTTCCCGAATGACCGCGTTGTAGCGGAGCTGCTTCTCCTCTGCCTCAGTGAGCGCGCGGCCCAGTTGAAGCTGGGCGATCTGGGCTTCCCGCTGGAAGTCGACGAACAGCCCCAGCGTGCGGAGACCACGCGAGGCGCCGGACTCGATGGCCATGACGATGGATTCGAGGGCCTCGCCGGCGGCGATGTTCTGGACCGCTGCCGCATCCTTGGCGAGTTTTGCTAGGCCCGGGGCTTGGGCGAGTTCCAAGTCGGCTACGATGAGCCGCTGCACAGCATGCGCGGCTTCGGTGTACTCGAAGCCAATCTCTTCGATGGCTGCGACCTGCCTGGCCGCCGCGGCTGCTCCCACGCCGTGCGCGTTGGCCAGAGCCTTGAGCGAGGCCTCGGCCTTGGCGTTCTCGGCGGCCATCATGATGGAACCGACGGTGAACTCCTTGGCCCAAGTGAGTGCGCTCTTGATGGCGTCGGCCAGCAGGTTTCCAGCGGTGGCGCCTTTCACCATGGCGGCGGTCATGCCGTCGATGCCCTGCGCCGCGCCCCGGGCGGTCTTCACCGCCGCCGCTTCCATGCTGGACAGGCTCGCGTTGACGCTCTTGATGGACGCATTGGCCCTGTTCGTGTCAACTTCAACAACGAGTTCGAGCCTGTTATCGGCCATGCGCGACAGTCATACCCTTGTGAAGTGGTACCGCCCCTGGTACCATAAGAGCGTGGGCACCGCCGCCAAGATCCTTCAGCGCATGCGCACCAACCCGCGGGACTGGCGGATCGAGGATCTGAAGGTGGTGGCGGACAGATTCTCCATCGACTACCGTCAGCACGGCACGAGCCACGTTGTGTTTCGCCATCCCGTGGCAGGTCTGCTGACGGTTCCCAGCGCTCGCCCGATCAGGCCGGTTTACATCCGGAGATTCGTGGCATTGATTGACTCAGTGGAGGGCACGGCATGAAGAAGAGACTCCCTCTGGATCGGTATCCGTTCCTTGTGCGTCCCCTTTCCAAAGAAGAAGGAGGCGGATACTTGGTTGAGTTCCCCGACTTTCCCGGCGTCATCTCGGATGGCGAAACCCCGGAGGAAGCGATCCGCAACGGCCAGGATGCCCTTGCCGCCGCTCTTCTGACGATGCAGGAGTTCGGCGACCCGATTCCCAAGCCGGGCAAAGCAACGTCGGCCAGCGGGCAGTGGCGACAGCGCGTTCCGCGGTCCCTGCATGCCCGTCTGGTGACCCGTGCAGAGCAAGAGGGCGTCAGTCTCAACACGCTCGTCACAACCTTGATCGCGGAAGGCCTCGGCAGAAAAGAAGGCTCTCGCCGGCATCGGTAGGCCGCACCGTAGTCGAACCGGATGAAGATGGGAGTCCTACCGCGCCGAGCAGCAGCTCACGCGTTCAGCATGAACGGGTTCATCAGGCAGCTTAGGGCCGCCTCGCGTCAAGCCGTTCCCGGTCGAGTTTTTCCTGCTCCTCTTCCAGAATCACCATCGCTCGGAACTCATCCGCGCTGATCTCATCGAGGTTGATTCGGACACCCAACTTCAGCGCCGCCCGAAGGTCGAGTGCGCGCCGCAGTAGCAGACCCATTTCTGAGGACTGCGCCGCGTCCAGTCTGTCCAAAGGGCAGTGGTCGCAGCGGCCGCCCTCGTCGGGCGCGTCCAGGCAGAGACCGGGATCGCACAGTTCATCGCGGCGCAGAGCCCAGTGAATCAGGAATCGCAGGGAAGGCCGCTCGGGCCACTCCCCGCTCAGGAGTTTGGGTCCGAGGCATCCTGAAACGCCGCGTCGAGCGCGTCGATGGCGGCCTTCACCGCGACGGCCTGATGGATGATGGGCACCTCGCCCAAGTAACCTTCGGTCCCCGCCGCCAGCTTCTTGTAGAGCGTCCCGGCTGCTCCCAGGTTGATCGTCAGTTCCTGGCGGTTGTAGGGCAGATCGAGCACGCGGGCGAAGCTGCGGCGGTACTCGAAGACATCCTTGGCCGAGGGCATCCTGAGCAGGTGCGTCACCGTGCCGCCCAAGACACGCAGCGTCACCCGGAAGACTTCACCCTCCTGTTGGACGTCATCCACGTCGGCCTGGCTCAGTTGCTCGATGATGCGGCTGGCCTCAAATGGGTCCACGTCCGGGCCATCCGCGTCGACGCGGATCTTGTCGAGCAGCGCGGCATCGGCATCTTCGGAATTTCCGATCATGGTTTCCGACACGCCGCGCCCCAACTGCTTGATGATCACCTTTCGCCGACGCTGTCGCTCGATCCAGTCCTCGTCCGTGGGGAAGCGCACCCGGATGGTCTTCACCCCGCCCGGGGCGCGCAGATTCATCGTGATGGTCTGGTTCGCGTCAAACATGAGTTCCTCACTGTGCAATGCCGTCCACTTCGCACTTGGCCACCGCCGAGACGATGCCGTTGGTCTCATCCCACATCGGCAGGCATTCGACCGAGACGGTGACGATGCCGTCGGTCTCACCGATCTCCGCAGTCGCGAAGGAGACCTTGTGCCAGGTGAGTTCGAGCGAGTTGTTCGAGTCGTAGGTGAGCGCCATCACCGCCGTGCCCGTGGACTGGCTCTTGAGCTTCGTCAGTTCCGTCGAGCCGTTCTCGAAGCGGGCTACAAACCTGAGCGTCCCCTGGCGGTTGCCGAACTCGAGGCGGCCGCGAATGGCGCCGCTCGCGCCGTCGCCGGGCGTCTGGAAGCCGGAGCCTGGGAAGAAGCCGCCGTCCAGCCGAACATTGTTCCTCCACGACGTTTCGAGCGAGACGATGTTCTTGTTCGAGACGTAGTTGACGCCGTTAATCGTGAGCGCGAGCGACGCCGACGGAAGAAGCTTCTCCACGGTCGCCGCCGGCATGGTGATGCCGGAGGGCTCGACATACTTGCCCGAACCCACAAACTCGACCGTGATCTTCGAGTTGGCGCGGCCGGGCCCCGAGCCGATCGAGACGGTCCAGCCTTCAACGACGCAGCCCACCGCCATGCGATCCACGACGACGCCCGCACCCGGGCGGATCTGCTCGACGAAGGAGAAGTAGGGCAGCTCGGCCGCATCGCCCGAGGCGGGAAACAGCGGCGTGCAGGTGTAGGTGAGGTTCGGCGGAGTGCCCGACTTCACCACCTTGCCCAAGCCGAAGGCCATCGCCCATGCGGCGATCTCCGCTCCGAGATACTTCTCGAGCGTCCCAGTCACGTCCCAGGAGGTCTGGAACGATTGCGTGGCGAACTCGTGGCCCTTGCCGAATTCCTCGGCGTCGTTCTCGGTGTTGAGCTTCGGATTGGCGAGCGCGGCGTTGAGCTTCCGCAACTGCCACATCTGGCCGGCGGTGTTGGCCGTCGAGATGTCGGCCTGCTTCTGCTTACCGAAGCAGATCTGGATTTCCTGCATCCGCGCGACGGACATCAGGCGTTACCTCCTCATCTTCGTGTTCGGTCAGTTGCCGGTAGCCACGGACCATCAAAGGGACCAAAATTTCCGGCCGCGCCTCGACGTGGCGGACTTCGCCGTCCGGCGAGATCAGAACCACTTGCTCAGTCATCTCCCATCTCCGTGAAACTCAGCGGCACTTCGAAGTAGTCCAGCCCCTCGGCGTCGGTTTGCCGCTGGATCAGCGGCAGGTCCATCGGGTGGCAGGACGGATGCACCGTGGCACTGAGCAACGGCACACCCAAAGACGCAGGCACCCCCTTCGTGATCAACCGGAACAACCGGTAGTAGGCCGTCGGTGGGTCGCCATCGAAGGTCTCACGCGCCCGCAGGTACAGCGTGACCTGGTGCTTCCAGACGTCAACGCCGCCGAAACTGCCCGGTGTCGTGCCCTGCCAGGCGGCCATGATTCCCGGCGCGGGCATCTCGTGGATCGCCGCCGCGAGGCTCGCGCGTTTCGGATACTGATCGTGGTAGGCGAAGATCCGCTGCTCATCGCCGTCCATCTCCGCGACCAGTTCCGGGATCTCGCGCAGCAGGGCGACCAGGTTGTCGACGAGTTCCGCCGGGTTGATCATCTCTGCCTGCCTCCCAGGGCGCGCTCAACCAGCAGCCTGGGCTTCATCGCCTCCAGCATCTTGCGCGCCGCCTCGACCACTGCCGCATTGTTCTTGGGCGAGAAGACCATCCACGCCTCGCGCTTCTGATTGGCCCAGGCTTTGATGCGGTCCTTGCGGGTCGAGACATTGGCCTTGGCCCGGTTCTCGCTCACCGTGCGGACCTGGAAGTTGCGCAGCAGGTCGCCCGTGAAGGTCAGGTTGCGGCGGTTGCCCTTTCCCCTACGGGTCTTCCAGATCGCGTAGCGCTTGGTCAGCGGTTTGGCCGGGCCGTCCTCCGGGCCCTGCGCGGCGGCCAGCCGCGCCTTCACCGCCGCCACGCCCGCGCTGCCCATCTCATACATCTGCCGCTGTCGGAAGTTGAGCAGGTCGAGCCGCAGTTGTCTCTTCTGGTAAACGCGAACGCTTGGCATGAGTCAGCCTCACGAACTTCCGGTCAATTGCGCGGAAGTTCGGGCACCACTTCCGCCAGATCTGGCGGAAGTCGGGACTTCCGGAAGATTTTCCGGAAGTAAGTGGGCCGACTTGTGGAAGATCTTCCACAAGTTAGCCGGCCTTGCGGAGTCTGAGCACGGCGGCGCCTTCGGCATCGGCTTCAATGTCGAAGACCTTGTACCGGACGCCGCCGGTTTCGACCTCGTCGCCGCGCACGGGCGCCGCAGGCAAGTCCGCAACGCGCACAAACAGCACCGCATAGACGCCCGGCAAGGCGTCCTCGGCCTCTCGCGCCGGCTGAAACATCGCGCGGACAACGGCCTGGCCGCCGGCCTCAGGCAAGTAGAGTACCTCTCGCCCGAAGACCCGCAGGCAGGCCTCGTCCACCCGGCTGACGGAATCAGCGAACGCCATCAGGAGAGGAACGCCCCGTTCAGCCGCACGCGGCCCGTGGCGTCGCCATCGGCCGCGGCCCTCGCCGCAACGCCGATCAGCTTGTTGCTGGTCGCGGTCTTCGTTGCGCGCTTATTGGTGTTGTCCCAGTAGATGAGGTCGCCGACCGACCAGGCCGTGCTGCCACCGGTCTCCCGCGTCAAATCGAAGACGCCCTGCACCTGGAACTCACCCTCTTCGCCGCTCGCCACGTCAGTGGCCGCAACGCCGAAGATGGAGCCGACCAGCGCGCCGCCGCCCGAACTCACCGCGTACGGCGCGGTGAGCGTCAGGGTTTCACCTCTCTGCACGTAGTTCTTCATCGTTCATTCCTCCTGATCACGCACCCGCGTTCTTCTGCAGCCCGCGCCAGTCGATGGCCTTGGCCCCAAAGTCGAGACGTGCCTTGATCTCGACGCCATCGACATCGAAGCCCTGCCGGGTCTCGATGTACACGCCGTCTTGGCCTTCGAGGTAGGCGTACTCGATCGTGTCGATCTGGTCAGGCGAGGCGAACAGATACCAGGCCGTCGTGCTCGCCGCATCCAGCCGCGGTTCGGCGATGGGCGTCAGGGCCCGGATGTAGTCGGGCACCAGATCGGCCGATTTCGCCGGCGCAAGATTCGGTGCGATCATCTGGAATGCCGTGAGCTGCAACGCCACCGGCACCACCAGATAGCGCGGCTGCACATTCAGCACCGTAACGCCATCGAGACCCTTCTGCTTGGCCATGGCCGCCATGCCCGCGCCGAGACCGGTGAGCGCCAGCGCGCTGCCCGCGCCCGTGTTCAGGTTCGCGTGGTTCAAATGGAACAGCGCCACGCCGTCACCCATGTTTGGATTCGAGGTGATGATGCCCCACACGGTGTCGCTCTCCAGCGTCGCCGCCGCCACGCCGAATCCGGCGGGGATTCGCGTGAACGCGCCCAGGTCGTCGTTGATGATCGTCTGCCGCGTAATCGAAACGATGCGGCCATAGGTGGCGAGCTTGTAGGACTCCTTCGATTCGGCGATCGAGCCGTGGGTGAACTCGCCCTTCTCGTTCACCTTCATGAGGCTCGGCGCTTCGCCCAGTTGCACGGCGTTGATGTTCTTGAAGTCGACCGCCGAGCGCCGCCGCGAGAACGGAAGGAACGTGCGCGGGTAGGCCTCGTAGGCTTGCCGCAGCGTCTTGTTCGCGACGGCTTCGAGGATCGAGGGGAAGTCGGAGGTCGAGAGCGCAAGCTTGGCGATCTCGTGCCGCGGCAGGCGGCGCGTGCGCGTGCCCGAGGATTCCAGGCAGTCCTTCGCCAGGTCGAGCAGCGTCTGCCCGGCCCAGTCACGGCCGAGGTCTTCCTTCAAAGGGAAGACCGCCGGGTCGTAGCGGTGCAACAGCGCGGCGGTGATCCCGGCGCGGCGCGTGTCGCTTTCATCGCGCGTGACCACGGCGGCCGCGCTGCGGATCGGCGTTTCCTCGGTGCGCCGGGCCATCTCATCGAGCGCCAGCTTGCGGAACTCCTCGATCGGAGTGCCTGCCTCGACATGCTGGGCGACCAGCCGGGCATCGAGGCCCAGCGTGCGGCCGACCTTCTCGATCTCCCGGATGCGCGTACGTTCGGCCAGTGCGGCGGCCTGGCGTTCGGCATCAAGGTTGACGGTGAGTTCGTCACGGGCCTCTTCGCCCGTGGCGGTCGTGATGGTTTCGTCCATCTTCTGCTCCTGTGGGCCAGTAGCCCGTTCGAACTTGAATCCCGCGCCCGGATCGGCGCCAACGGGCACGAGGGACACTTCCTCGGGCTCCCAATCGGTCACCAGCACCTGGCGCATCGCCGCGCCCTGCGGCGTCACGTCTTCGACGGCGTGAATCGCCACGCCCATCGAGGCGTTGCGCAGAATGCCGTCCTGGACGTCCTGCCAGACCGGATCGACTGCGGCGCGAGTTGAGAAGCGCACTGTCGCCTTGCCCTGGCCGTTCTCGATCCACGCCCGCGTGATCACGCCGATCACGTCGTCCACCGTGAAGTCGCGGTGCGAGTTCAGCAGCGGCGCCGAACCGCTCGCCAGGCGGGCCATGCGTACCGCGCCCGGATCCATCGAGAAGCGCATCTCGTAGGGGCCACGCGCGTCGTAGCGGCGCACGGCCGCGCCGGTGTACCAGGTAAGCGTCGCCGTGCGGCCGTTGCGGTCGGCCGGAGCGAGCGCCTCAAACTGCGCTTCCAGCCGCTCTCTCGTTGGGGTCATTTTGAAGCTCCTTCTGTTGCGCGCCGGATTGCGTGACGCGGCGCGGGTCGCAATCAAGCACGATGCCGCGCTCATCGAGCAGCCGGTTGATCTCGGCGATCTGGTCGAGCTGCGCGTCGGGGTCGTAACCCTGCTCGGCGATCGCCTGCCGCAGCGTGAGCGTTCCCGTGCGCAGGCGGTTCAGCGTGGCCACCGAGTCCTTGTACGGATCGACGCTGCCAAAGCCCGGCGGCGTCCACTCGGCGCGGAACGGCCCGGGCTCAGGAATCGCGCCGGCGGCATAGGCGACCGCGAGAAACCGCTCCCATACCGGCGCGCAGAACATCGGAATGAAGGTCAGCCAGCGGAATCCCTCGATGCCGTTGCGGAAGCTGAGCAGCCCCGCGCGGTACGACGAGTAGTTCACGCGCGAGAGGTCGCCCGTCAACTGTTCATAGGTGAGCTGCAAGCCCGTGGCGATTTGAGCTTGCTTGGCGGCGACATAGTCGCGGTAACCCGCCGAGGCGGACGGAGAAGCGAAGGTGATCTCCTCGCCCGGCTTCAAGTACTCGATCATGCCCGGCTCGAAGCTTTCGACCCGCTTGCCGGTGGCCGGGTCCGGTGCGGCTGGCGCAATCGACGGACCTTCCGGGCCCTGCGGCTGCGTCACGAACGCCGCGAAGCAGGCCTCGATCTTCTTGCGGACCAGCTCTGCCTCCTCGTATTCGTCCAGATCACGCAGCGTGACAACGACAGGCGCCAGCCACGGAACGCCGCGAACCTGACCGGGGCGGTCCTTGCGGTAGATGTGCAGGACCTCGCTGGCCGGCACGCGGACGGATTGAAGCGACGCCCCACCGCGCACGCCCGTCTGCACTACGTCACCGGGATGCTGGCCGTAGAGCCAGTAGAAGATCCGCCGGCCCACCAGGTCGAATTCGACGCCTTGAATGATGTAGCCGGTGTCGGTCCTCTGGGTCTTGGTCTGGTCGAGGTAATCCGGCTCCAGCACCTGGATCTGGAGCGGGATCGCCAAGCCGTCGCTCGGACGCCGCTGCCGCAATCGCACCAAGCACTCGCCGCTTTCGAAAACGGTGCGCGCCACCAGCGCTTGGAGCCCGTAGAAATCGAGTTGGCCGTCGGCGTCGCACTCGTCCATCCACTGAGCCCAGGCGGCATTGACCTGGGCGTCCACCTCCGGCTCGCCACTCCGCGCCTGCGCCGTGATGCCCGTGCCGATGGCGTTGCCCACCACCTCGGCTACCGCGCGCGCCGCATACGCGTTGTTGCGGATTAGATCGCGGGACCGTTCGCGGAGCTTCGATAGGGCCACCGCGATCTCGGCGTTCGCGGAGTTGCCCGTCGTGATCCAGCCGCCCGTGCGCCGGTCCGTGCGCGCTCCCTCGTAGGCCAGCCGGATGAGTTCTCCCGCGCGGCGCGCTCGCATCCGGCGCAGACCCGTCTCGGGCGACACCCAGGCGATTGCTTTGTCGAGCCAGTTCATCCTTTTGAGGTCTGGGCAAACGAGAAGCGGTCGGTCGCGGTTCCGGCTTCCGCTGCCAGTGATTCCTTGATGACGGCGCGCGCCTGGAGCAGTTCGTCCATCGAGCGGTAGGTCACCGTGCGATCACCGAAGCGGACGGTCAGTTCACCGCTTGCGATCGCCGCCTCGATGGCGTCGAGTTGCGTCTGCGTCCACGCCATCTACTGCCGCCTCCGTTTGAAGTAGAACGTCGCCCGCATGCCAAGCTCACGCACGACGGCGACGAGTTCCCAACCCTGCGAGCCATACTCGGCGAGGAGGTTCGGCGATTCAGCATCGCCGGTGACCACCAGGTACTCCCAGGTGATCCCGGACGATTGCACCTGACTTCTGACCTTCATCGCGTGAGCCACTTCCTTCCTCGATTGCCCAGCCACTTTGCGCGGTCCCGGTCATCCTCCGGCACGGGCCGGGGCCGGTTCGCGGCCAGGATCCGGTCCGCTTCGTTGTCGAGCGAGAGCCCCATGGAGATAAGGGCCCGCAAAGCGGCGTAGGCGTAGACGCGCGCGTCGAGCGCTTCCTGCCGCACGCCCGGTTTTGGCCGCCATTCCCGTTTCGGCTGGCCTTTCGCGTAGGTGGTCACAAGCACCTCGCCGAGGAGCTGTTCAAAGTACGTCTCCTCCCGATCCGCCGGGAAATGCGAGTAGCCGGGCGTGCCCGGCGTCGGATTCTTGAGCCGCCCGTAGATCGTCTCCTTCGCGGTGTCGGTACCGACGATCCACGGCTTCTCACCGCGAATGTTTTTCGCCGTCGGCTTGCGCTGCCAGACGGGCAGTGGTCCACCCTTGCCCTTCACGGCGAAGATGCGCCGGTGATAGCGCGTCCGGCAGAACTCATATACCGCCTGCGATTCGTAACCCGCATCGATCGCACAGGCCGCCACCGGAAGCGAGATTCCCGTCTCGTGCGGCCAGCGGCGTTCGAGGTAGGTGTCGAGTTCCTGCCAGACCAAGGCGCCCGACGGATCGCCCGGAAGCACGCGGTACTCGACGGACCAGGATTCTTCGCCGCGTCCCCAGCCCACGAGTTCGAGCTCGAGCCGGTCCTTCTGCACATCGACGCCGGCGGTCAGCACCACAGCGCCGAACGGCACTGCCGCCCGGTAGTGCTCCCGACGCGCCATCACCGTGGCCTGGTCGACCGTGGTTTCGGCGGCATCGTCCCAAGGCTCGGCAAGCACAGTGTTGACAAACTCGCGCAGCGTCTCGATCGACTTCTTGTCGGCGAGAAACTTCTTCGCCAGCGCGCCCCACTTGCGCCACGGCGAGTAGAGGCCGTTGATCCAAAATCCGGCGACGTCGGCCACTTCCGGCCGCGCCGCGCGCCACTCGCCGGCGCGGAGCATGCCGTGCTTCTGCCAGTCGGCGATCATCCGGGAGCAGTGCTCGCAGCGGTACTCGGCTTTCTCGGGCGCATCCTTGGGCCAGACCAGGTTGCCCCAGGCGAGCACCTGGAACGCGCCGCAGTGCGGGCAGGGAACCCAGTAGCTCTGCCGGTTCGAGTTGAGCCAAGCTTGCTCGATCCGCGAGGCGCCCTTGGTCGTGGGCGTCGAGCACAGCACGATCTTCCGGTTCCAGAAGTTCGCCGTGCGCGTGATGGCGAGGTTCACCGGATCGCCTTCGCTGCCCGCGCTCGCCGGGTAGCGGTCCACCTCGTCGAGAAGGCAGTAGCGGATCGAGCGCATCGCCAGGCCAGCCGGAGAGTTCGCTGCGGCGAGCGTAATCGAGCCGCCCAGGAACTTCTTGTGCAGGATCGTGTTGTTCGAATCGCGCGAGCGCGCATCCGCCACCTTGCCGCGCAGGCACGGCGTGTCGCGCAGCATGGGCGCGAGACGATCCTTCGAGAAGGCCTCTGCATCCACTTCGCGAGGCTCGACCAGCA